CGTATATTTCAAAATTCCTTCCAGGTACAGAAAAAGATGATTCAGAACGATTTGCACGTTGGACGGATGAAAAAAACTATCATATGGAAAAAGCAGCACAAATTCAGATTAGCATCATGCAGTTTCAAGACGTTCCACCAGTAGAAGCAATGTCAGTTAGTGATTTGAAGTTTTGGAAAGTGAATTTAAATACGAAAAATACACCGCCTTATATAGTAGATGTTGGTGATAAAGTCGTGATCGACACAGAAAACAGTCATGTAACAATTGAAGGAAAGAATGCGATTAACATTAAGGACATTTTCAGTAATTTCCCTGTTATCAATAGAGGCACTAATAAACTTGAGATTATGCCTTCTGATATCGGAACAGCAAGGGTCAAATACAGGGAGCGATTCAGATGAGAACACCAAGCGGAATACTTCATGTTGTTGATTTCAAAACAGATCAGATTATATCAGCTATTCAACCAAAGGACTACTGGGCTGATAACCGTCATTGGGAAATAAAAAATAACATTGATATGCTAGAGTTCAAAACTTTTGACGGCACTCTACATGCAGTTACATTACAGCAGCAGAACTTAGTTTTAAAGGAAGTGCGTGATGGTCGCATTGTTCCATATGTTATCAATAATGAAGTAGAAAAAGACTCTGATGATAGATCGCTCACTGTACATGCTTCTGGTGCCTGGGTTCAAATAGCCAAAGATGGGATTATTAAACCTCAACGTATAGAGAGCGAAACAGTTAATACGTTTATTGATATCGCTCTTGCCGATTCAAAATGGCAACGTGGAATAACGGATTATTCTTCATTCCACACGATGACGATTGATGAATTCATCGATCCCCTCACTTTTTTAAAGAAAATCGCGGCTTTGTTTGAGTCAGAAATCCAATATCGAGTTGAAGTATCCGGTTCTCAAATTACTGGATGGTACGTCGATATGATAAAGAAACGAGGGAGAGAAACAGGGAAGGAAGTAACCTTGGGAAAAGACATAGTAGGCATTAGACGCATTGAACATTCCAGGGATATTTGTACCGCCTTAGTCGGATTTGTACGGGGCGAAGGTGACAAACTTATCACCATTGAGAGTATTAATAACGGGCATTTTTATATTACAGATAGTGATGCCTTTCAACGCTGGAATGCGCATGGTAAGCATAAATTTGGTTTCTACACTCCGGAAACAGAAGACCAAAATATGACACCGCAGCGATTAATGACTTTGATGAAGATGGAATTAAAGAAGCGTGTCAATTCTTCAGTTTCTTATGAAGTAGAAGCACAATCGATTGGACGTATTTTCGGACTAGCACATGAACTAATTAATGAGGGAGATACGATTCGAATCAAAGATACAGGATTCACACCTAAGTTATACCTTGAAGCACGTGTAATTGCTGGTGATGAATCTTTTACGGACCCTACACAAGATAAATATGTGTTTGGTGATTATCGCGAAATTACTGATCCAAACGAAGAACTACGAAAAATTTACAATCGAATCTTGGGCTCATTAGGTAATAAACAAGAGCTGATAGATCAGTTAGATAAATTAGTGAAAGATGCAAACGAAACAGCTAGTAATGCTAAGAAAGAATCCGAAGCAGCGAAAACACTCGCTGAAAAAGTTCAAGAAAATCTAAAAAATAATACTGTAAATATCATTGAATCTAAGCAGCCGCCCACAGAGAATCTTCAAATTGGTAATACGATATGGCGAGATATTAGCAACGGTAAACCAGGTATTTTAAAAGTATGGAACGGGAAAGATTGGGAGCTTCTTATTCCTGATCCAGAAACTATCAAGAAAGAAACAATGGAGCAGGTAAATAAGGGTATTCAACTTACAAAAGAAGAATTAAATAAGAAAGTGGAAGAAGCACAAAATGAAACTGCTGGTCAATTCAAGGAAGTAACAGAAAACCTTCAAGAAGTTTCTTTAACTATTAAAAATGTACAAAACTCTCAAGGTGAAATTGACAAAACTGTCTCTGAAATGAAACAAACCAACGAAGGTTTTACTAAATCTATTGAATCGTTAACAAAAAAAGATGGTGAAATCACTGAAAAATTAAATACAGTGGTAGAGACTGCTGAAGTTACGAAAAAGACAATCTCTGAGGTGCAGCAAACAACTAATAATCTAAAGAAAACCACAACTGAAATTACAGAAAAAGCTGGCCAGATTAGTGAGAATTTGGAGAGCGTAGAAAAAACACAAACCTCTTTTAATGAACGTGTTAACACTGTAGAAAAGAATGCAGAAGGAACAACTGCAAGCGTTAAGAAATTACAGGAAACACAAACTGAGCAAGGGAAAACATTAACTCAGGCTGCTACAACCATACAGCAACAATCTGAAGAATTGAAACTAGCAATGAAAAAGAAAGATGTTGAGGATTATGTTGGTGGTTTAGGTACTGTCAACGAGTTGCGTGATGCTGATTTTAAGTTAGGGCAAAAATATTGGTTTTGGAATAGTGGTAATGGAGCTACTGGTTCTGTTGATACGAATTTAAAATACAAAGGTATGAATACATTTGCAATTACCGTTACTGGCCAGACTCAAGATCGTTGGTGGGGACTTACAAGTCAATTCATCGAGTGTCAGGCTAACGAAGATTTTGTTGCATCGGGTTATTTCAATACTGATGGGAAAACACCTATTGATAGTGGCGGTGCATTTATTGAAATTGAATGGTGGACTACTGATAAAAAAACTCGTATTAAAACAGCTAGAACGAATATCAAGGTTGTAAATCATACATGGGTTCGTGCTGTATGTACAGATAAAGCACCAGCCAATGCAGCGTTTGTGAGATGGCGTTATTATGTTACAAGAAATGGGCGTTTATGGTGTGCTGCACCTATGTTACAACGTGGCACTATAGCTACAGAATTTTGGTTACACCCGAAAGATCAAACGGATGTTGATAAAATGATAGAGGATATCGCTAATAGAGTAGCAACTGAAGATTACACTAAAAAAGTAACTGAATTAGAAAGAAGTATTAGTGCTACTGAAAAAGGCGTTTCAATCATCTCTGGAAAACAAGAAACGTTTATAAATGAGACTTATAATGCCTATGTAAAGAAAACGGAATCTAGGTTAGAAGTGTTAGATGAAGGGATCTTAGCACAAATTTTAAAAGACGGTATCATTACTTCTATCAATATGTCACCTGGTAAGATTACAATCGACGCTGAGAAACTGAATATTAATGCCGATACAATGGTCAAATGGTTAACAGCAAAAGGCATTGACACAAATCTTATTAGAATTGATGGTGATAAGATAACCATTGATAAAGATGGTGTAACTGTTAAAATGCTAGATTTCCTATTCCAAGACGAATGGGGCACAAAAACAACTGCGGTATCAAGACGAAACCTAATAGCAGATCCAGACTTTTCTAGTGTTACAAAGAAAAATATCGGACATAACGATTATTATGGATTTGAAGGTGGATATGGTCTTACTTGGAAGTCATGGGGAAATGTCATAATAGAAAAGAATACACATATATTTGACTACGAGCAAATGGTGAATGCTGCAAGGGTAGATATGTATAACTATCCAGAAGCAATCGTGAATAATGGTATACATCCTGGTAACGAATATACAGCATCCGCACACTTTAGAACTGCCATGATAAATGGCGTGCGAAAGACAGGAAAACCGAGAATACACGTGTGTTGCGTTAAATTCCGAGACAACGTTAGTTACGACATATTGAGTGAACAAAAGATGGACTTCCCTGAGCCGTCAACATTTTACGGAGAAATCAGAAGGTATTCTTTTACTTTCAAAGTCCCGACAAACTATATTCCACAAGAACACGCATTGATTATTAAAGTTTGTTCTGGAAATGCTGACATGAGACAAGGGACAGCGATTTGTGTAAGTGGTGTAACGTTATACAGTGGCAAATATGCATCTATGTATAATTGGGATCGTGCTGCAGCAGAAAGAGCAGATGGTATTCAGCCGTTTAACGCACTTGCTGTAGGTGGTGTGAATAATAATATATCTCTAGCACCAGACGGACAAACGTTTGATATTAGTACTGAAAAAGAAGTGAAAATCTTTAGGAATATACGAGCAATGCAGGGAATTAACTTAGGTGGCGGTGGATTCCAACAATGGGGGCATATTCGTTTTACAGACGGTAATGCTGGAGCAGGTTTTTATGTGAGTACTCCAAGTGGTTGGAAATTTAACGCACTTGGATAGAAAGGGGAAGTAGGAATGAATGAGAATCAAATGATGCCACTTCGAGCAGGTGAAAGCTTTCCTTTTATGGGGAGGCTGGTGGATGCAGAGCGAACAGAGACAGGGGTTTTTGTTCAAATACCTGCTGATATGTTAAATAATGCAGGTATTCTACAAGGTATTAGCAGGGTTGAAGTGTGGAGAGAGATGGATGGGACAGTAAAGTTTCGAATTGCTACGTTGTGTGAAATATGTAAACGCGGAGCGCGTCTGTACGCACTAGATATGGGATTCGCGAAAAAGAATATTTGTTTAGAGTGTTATACATCGCTGACAGGGAATTATCCATCTCAAGAACCGTCAACACCGACTAATGAAAATAACACACAAACAGAGCAGGAGCAGCAATAGCTGGTCTTTTTTATTTTGAAAAGGAGGAAAGAATGTGGATCGTATTGATGTACTATTAAAAACTTTTATTGCCACTTTTGGTGGCTTCTGTGGGTATTTTTTGGGAGGATGGGATGCAACATTGAAAATCTTAGTGACGATGGCAGTTATTGATTATTTAACTGGCATGATTGCAGCAGGATATAACGGAGAATTGAAAAGTAAAGTTGGTTTCAAAGGCATCGCCAAAAAGGTGGTGCTTTTTCTTTTGGTTGGAGTGGCAGCTCAGTTAGATTCAGCATTCGGGAGCAATAGCGCAATCCGAGAAGCAACAATCTTTTTCTTTATTGGGAATGAGTTGTTATCACTTTTAGAAAATGCTGGTCGAATGGGTATTCCGTTGCCACAAGCTTTGACAAATGCAATTGAAATTTTAGGTGGTAAACAAAAACAAGAAGAGAAAAAGGGAGATGTTCAATAATGGGGTACAT